CGCCATCATGTCAATGGCCGGGACGTTGTGTGGTTTGAGCCTGTCCGCATAGCGCTAAAATATGCTATGGCGGAATTGCGGATGGCTGGCGAACGTTTGGCAGCGGCAAGGGGTGAGTGATGGCTGACCGCACAAACTTTTGCCCATCCTGCAAGGACTACGCTGACCACATAAGCGCGCTTCATGCTGAAATACGTGAGAGGGCTTTGGAATACCTCGCCTGCAACGGTCAGCTAATGGACGCCATTGCGGCGAAAGATGTTGAAGTAGAGAAATTGAAAGTCGCGGTATCATATTGGCAAGAGATGTATCATGACTTGGCTGGAACAGATGACACTTGACAAACAAGCGGAGTCGTGCATATTGCAGTTAATGGCTGGAAGCCGCGCCTGCGGTGTCTGGCCTTTTTGCGTTTGCGCCTAGGCCCGCCGATGATTGCGCACACTCGCGGCGGTGAATGCGTCTTGGACACGTCTAGTATTATCCGTGCTAGGCCACTGTCCTAAGCCCGGTCAGCTTAACAAGCGCGGGAACATATTCAGATAGGCTGGCCTCACTCCACCAGCCTTGCCCGTCCCCCAATCTAAGCAACTGCGCGCCGCTTACGGCGATTGATTGGCAGCGTGACGGGCAGAACTTCACAGCGAAAGGCAAGACAATGGCCAAGAAGAAAAAGAAGGGCTGCTGAGGCAGTGACCGATGAACTAAAGGCACCGTTCCTTGCTCTGATGAAAGGGCGCAACGGATACCGCGTAAAGCAAGTAGGGAAGTCACCGTTTGGCATGGCCTGGTATAACTTGGTCAAGGACGGCGAACGCTTCCCGCTTGCAGGCGGTTCAATCAGCGACATGATGAAAACATGGGCTGCGATCTGATGGGCCGCCCAACTGATTACGATCCTGACTATTGCGGGGTAGCTGAAGACTTCCTTGCAGACGGTTATTCGATGACCGCTCTTGCTGGCCATATTGGCGTTGCAAGGTCCACGGTCTTTAAATGGGTGAACGAGCATCCTGACTTTTCGGACGCCGTAAAAAGGGGTTCAGCAAAAGCAACGCTGTGGTGGGAGAAGGCAAACCGCCAACTCGCTCTGACAGGCGAAGGCAATGCCACCTCAATCATATTCGGACTGAAGAACCGCGCATCTGAAGATTGGCGCGATGTTAAGTCTACAGAGATCAGCGGACCTGACGGCGGCGCAATCAACGTCAAGGCTGAAAAAGCCGAGTGGTCAATCATTGACACTGCAACTCCAAGCGGGACGTAGTTTCGCACCGCTATTGAAGCCAGCGCGTTACAAGGGCGCACACGGCGGACGCGGTTCAGGCAAGTCGCACTTCTTCGCAGAGATGCTGATAGCGCGGGCAAACAGTCAGCTAGGCTTTCGCGCTGTCTGCCTTCGTGAAGTTCAGAAGTCGCTCAAGAACTCGGTCAAGCTACTGGTTGAGGACAAGATACGCTCCAAAGGCTTGTCAGGCCGGTTTGTCATTCTGGAAGCAGAGATACGAACGCCGGGAGGCGGGGTTATCATCTTTCAGGGGATGCAGAACCACACGGCGGATTCGATCAAGTCGCTTGAAGGCTTCGACGTTGCATGGATTGAGGAAGCGCAGAGCCTAAGCCAGCGTTCACTTGATCTGCTTCGCCCTACGATCCGCAAGCCGGGTTCTGAAATATGGTTCAGTTGGAACCCGAACAAACCGACTGATCCGGTTGATGTACTGCTTCGTGGCGAACAGCCGCCAAGTGATGCAACTGTCGTACAAGTCAATTGGGACGCTAATCCGTGGCTACCTGATGAACTGCGGGCAGACATGGAGGATGACCGCAAGCGCGACCCTGACAAGTATATGCACGTTTGGCAGGGCGCTTACTCGCTCAACAGCGAGGCAAGAGTATTCCGCAACTGGAAGGTTGAAGCCTTTACCACGCCTGACAGCGCAATCCATCGCTTCGGTGCTGACTGGGGCTTTGCGATTGATCCGACTGTTCTGGTCCGGTGTCATATCGACGGGCGCAAGTTGTACGTTGATGCAGAGGCTTGGCAGGTCGGTTGCGAGATAGATCATCTGCCTAAGCTATTCGACACGATCCCCGGCTCACGCAAGTTCCTGATTAGGGCTGACAGCGCAAGGCCTGAGACTGTTTCCTACATGAAGCGCCAAGGCTATCGGATAATCGGCGCGCTTAAAGGTCAGGGATCAATTGAGGACGGCATCGAGTTTCTGAAGTCGTTCGATATTATCGTGCATCCCCGCTGCAAGAAGGTGGCGGAAGAACTGACGCTGTATAGCTACAAAGTCGACCCGCAGACAGCGGAGATACTTCCGTTTCTGGAAGACAAGAACAACCATACCATTGATGCGCTTCGCTATGCCTTAGAGGAACTGCGGCGCACTGGTTACAAGCCCAAGGCTGACACCGTGAACCAGAAGCGTGATCGATACGACCGCGAAGACCGTGAGGAGGCGTTGAGTTGGAAGACAGCATGACGCCCAAGGAAACCAGCGATCACGAACTGCTTGAAGTCGTTCGTCAGTTTGAAACGGCAGAGCAATCGACATTCGATAGCCGTAAGCTGGCCGAACGTGACCGCGACTATTACGACGAAAAGCAATGGACGGCAGAGGAAAAGGCAGCGCTTGAAAAGCGTGGTCAGCCTGTAGTTACGTTCAATCGGATCAAGCGCAAGGTCAACAGCCTGATGGGGCTGGAAAAGCAGACCCGCAAAGACCCCAAGGCTTTCCCGCGCAATCCGAACGATCAGGAAAGCGCTGACGCTGCGACCGACTCAATCCGCTTTGTCTGTGACGATAGCCGTTGGGATGACACGCGGTCTCTGGCTGCGAAGGAACTGGCGATCGAAGGCACTTGCGCCGTTATGGTCGGTGTTAAGCAGACGAAAGCGGGGATTGATCCCGATATTCGCCGCATCTCGTGGGACAGGTTCTACGCTGACCCGCATTCTTCGGCGTTCGACTTCAGTGATGCCTCGTTCATGGGCACCGTCGTTTGGATGGACCTCGAAGACGCACAGGCGAAGTTTCCTGATGCTAAGGACGCTCTTGAAGCTACGTGGGCATCGGCCAAGGATTCGCAGACCTACGACGATAAGCCCAAGTGGAATCTCTGGGCTGACTACAAGCGCAAGCGGGTAAGGCTGTGTGAACATTACTGGCGCGAAGGCGGCGCTTGGATGTACTGCATATTTACGCGTGGCGGGTTCGTTGTTGAACCGCAGGAATCGCCTTACATGGGCGATGAAGATCAGCCGGAATGCCCGATTAAGGCTGTCTCGCTTTACGTAGACCGCGACAACAATCGGTATGGCGAAGTCCGTACCATGATCGGGCCGCAGGACGAGATTAACAAGCGTCGGTCAAAGGCGCTGCACCTGATTAGCCAGCGTCAATTGCGTGTATCTCCCGCCACTGGTCAGGACGTTAAGGCCATTCGGGAGCAGATGGCGCGGCCTGATGGCGTCCTTATGGGCGAACAGGGTGATGTTGAGGTTCTGCCGACCAACGACATGGCGGCGGCCAATCTGCAACTGCTTCAAGAGGCTAAGGCAGAGATTGACCTGCTTGGACCTAACGCGGCTCTGGGTGGCAAGAACGAACAGGCGCTGTCTGGCCGTGCGGTGATCGCACAGCAGCAAGGCGGCATGACTGAGGCTGCTACCTACCTCGACTGCATCAAGGTGCTGTCGATGGCTGTCTATCGCTCTGTGTGGTGCCGCATCAAGCAGCACTGGAAGGAAGAGCGCTGGATTCGCATCACCGACAACGAGAACAACGTCAAGTTCGTCGGCGTCAACCGTCAGGTGACAGCAATACAGCAGATGGCGCAACAGATGGGCGTCACCAAAGAGAATATGCACGAGGCACCGCCTGAAGTGCTGATGAAACTGGAACAGGCCGCAGCGCATCCGATGGCGCAACAAGTTGTCGGTGTAGAAAACAACACTGCGGAACTCGACGTTGATATTGTCCTTGACGAGGGCATTGATACCCCGACCATTCAGGCAGAGCAGTTTGATACGATTGTCAAGATGATTCCGGCGCTTGGACCGCTTGGTCAGTCGCCAGAGGTTCTCAAGTTCATCATCCACGCTTCAGCGCTGCGGGATAAAGACAAACTGCTTGGCATCTTGGAACCCAAGGACGGCGGTCAAGACCCGCAAGCAGCCATGCAGGCGCAATTGCAGGCACAACAGGCAGCGGTCCAGCAACAGGCGCAGATGGAAGCGCAGGTTGAGATTGAGAAGGCGCAGATTGCCGCTCAAGCCGACATTGAGGTGGCGAAGATCAAGGCCGCTACTGACGCCCAGATCAAGCAAGAAGCCGCGCAGACTGACGCTCAGCTGGCGCAGCAGAAGATCGAACTTGAGGCCAATCTAGCCGAACGCAAGGCCATGCTTGAGCATGAGGTCAAGTCCCGCGTTGCCGATGCTACCGGCGAAACACAGCGCAAGAAGGCTGAATCCGACAAGGCATCAAGCGACCAGTCCGCACAGATGGCGCTGATGGAGAACCTTGCCCAAATCCTGGCTGAAATGAACCGGCCTAAAACAAAAGTCCCGATCCGCGACGAGAACGGTTTCATCGTCGGGGTTAAGGAAGTTTACGACCAAGAGGCAGCATAAACATGGCAGTAACTTACATCGCAGCCCTTAAAACGGCTAGAATGCAGCGCGTTGCAGACCGTATCGCGTCACTCACTGATGCCGTTGCGACGGGTTCAGCAACGACTGGAACGCTGGTCATCGGTACGTCTGCACTTTCGGGCGCTACCGGCGTTCTGGCGACCTTCACCGTCACAACCGCTGTTACCTCGGGTGTTTCGGGTTCGGTCCTGACGGTCCCGTTCAGCGCTTCGAGCGTCACAGCTTCGGCATCGGGCACGGCGGCACTGGCTGAAATCCGCAACAACGCTGGCACGGTCATCGTCGGCGGTCTGACGGTCGGAACCTCGGGCACGGATGTCATTCTGGGCACGACCACGATTACCAGCGGCAACACCGTTACCATTTCGTCTGCCACGATCACTCACGCAGCCTAACCCATGGCATTCGCTGAACGCATCAAGGTTACGACCTCGACCACTGGAACGGGCGCATTGACGCTCGGTTCAACGGGCGTTCGGGATGCGACCAACGGCGACTGCCTCGCGCCTGCTGAAGTGTTGAGCGAGATCGGCAACCGCGTTGTTACCTACTTCATCACGTCGGGCGGTAACTTCGCATACGGTCAGGGGCTTATCTCAAGCAATGGCCTGACGCTGACCCGCGATGCGCGTGAAACGTCATGGAACGGCACGACCTACAGTCAAGCCACGCTTTCACTGTCGGGCACTTCCACGGTGTTTATTGCGCCTGAATCGTCTGACCTGTCGGCTTCAAGCGCTGGCGTTTCCCTTCCCATTGCGCGTGGCGCTGTAACTCTTTGAGGTAATCATGGCAGCGAATATCAATCCCATTTTCTCACGCACTGGCGACCTACAGGGCATCCAGACAAGCAACCTTACCGCTTCGACGACTGACGGGACCGGAGCTAACGTGTCGCTGTTCTTTACGGCTGACGCAACCGAAGGCGGGTGGGTTGATCGTGTTGTCTGCAAGCCCATCGGTTCAACGGCTGCAACGGTAATTCGCATCTTCTATTGCACGGCAACCGGCGCTTACACGGCAGGCACGACGAACACGACCTCGACCACGTTTCTGGTTGCAGAAGCGACTTGCGCGGCGGTTACGTCGTCAACCACTGTTGCACAGAATGATGTGGTTATTCCCATCCGCATGATCCTGCCTGCAAGCACTAAGCTGCTGGTCGGGTTCGGTACGGCTACGGGCGCTTCGGCGGGTTATTCCGTGCTTGCGGTTGGGGGCAAATACTAATGTGGCTCCCCGGCCTTCCCGCTGACGGCGTAACGGACTGGACGTTCTTCGCTCCGCAGCAGGATACGACTACAACGCGTGGGTTTCGGACATGGATTAAGCCTGCTGGTTGTTCGTGGGTTTATATTATTGTTCAGGGCGCAGGCGGCGGCGGCGGGAACGGCTTCACGCGGGCCGCTGGCTCGGCAGGCGGCGGCGGCGGCGGTGGCGGTTCGGGCGGTGTTTTCCGTTTAATGATCCCGGCTAGATGCATTCCTGATGTACTTTATGTTAGGCCGGGGAGTGGCGGAAATGCCGCAACGGCTGGCACTTCCAGCGATGTTTTCACGGCAATTTCTGGCGTAACGGGACATTCTATTGTGACAGCCGTCGGCGGCGGCGCTGGCGGAACTGGTACGGGCGCTGCCGCTGGAGCGGCAGGATCAGCGGGAACGGCTCCGACAAATAGTTCTAGTGGCATTTGGGGTATATTCAACGGCACAGCTGGCGTTGCTGGCGCTTTGGGCGGGGCGCAGACCGGAGCAGTCGGTGCCAATGCAAGCCCCGGAATTGCGCCCACAACTGGCGGCGCTGGCGGCGCTGGATGCACCACGACTGACTTTGCAGGCGGTAACATTACAGCGACAGGGCCTTGGCCGCTTATCTCAGGCGGCGCGACTGCTGGCGGCAACGGCAATGCAGGTTACGGCCTTGGCTGGCATATCGACACATATGCAGCGCGCAACTTTCCCTTGGTGTTCTCAGGCGGTTCAGGCGGGGGATCGAATAACTCCGCAACAGGTGGGGCAGGCGGTCCCGGTGGTTGGGGTTCCGGCGGCGGTGGCGGCGGCGCTGGTGCAACTGGCGGCGCAGGCGGCAAGGGCGGCGACGGCTTCATTCTGATCGGAGCATTCTGATATGATGGGACTGCTTCACGACTTCACCGGCAACTGCTGCGGGAATTGGGAAGGCGATACGGTCCCCGATGGTTTCTGGCTGCGGGATTACGATCAGCCAACATCAATGACTGCATTGCAGTTTCTCGACAAGATCGGCCCGCAACGGTTCGGCGCTGTATGGGCTGCG